TACAAATACTTCAGATACTACTACCACTACTACTACTAGCACTACTACTACTACTATCCCAGGAGAAGTAGAAGAAGTAGAAACCTTTGATGGTCCTGAAGAAACTACAACTACTACTACAGTTCCTGAAGAAACAGAAACTACTACTACAACCACGACAACCACCACAACTATTCCTGAATGGGAACAATCTACTGATATAGAGCTACCTGAAGATGAACTAGATAGTTCAGGTAATGAGGTAGAGAATAATATACAGATAGATGATGAGCATAGTAATGGGAATTGGTTTTGTTGTGGTATGACAGATTTTCACATGAACTTACATTACCAACAACATGGTAATGACAGTAATGACTATACATTTACATTACCTGAAACAACTACAGTTGATGAAGAAGAATTAGAGATAGAGATATACGAAGTAGGTTTTAGAATTGGTGCTTTGAACAATGATGGCACTGTGGAATACACACATACAGATGAAACTACGCAGACAAATGTATTAGAAGGACAAGACAATAGTGATGTGCAGACAATGTTTGAAGATGTTGTTTACAATATTTACGATACTTTAGATACTTTCATACAAAGTTTTACAATAACAATTAATGACTGGTCATTATTAGATAACATATCTTTTAAATACATTATGCCTACTACCACTACAACAACTACTACAACTACTACAACTTTACCTCCACCACCACCTCCACCACCTCCTCCACCACCTAAAGTTGTAGTTGTAATGGATGATGGTTCTGAAGCAGAATATGAAACTTATGAAGTAGAAGATGGAACAGTAGAGCGTGACAATGAGCGTAAAGCTAATGAAGATAAGTTTGGTTGTTATATGACTGATGCACAGATAGAGCGTGGAGATTGTGATATTATTGAAGAAGATGATGAACAATACGATACCGAAGGAGAGCTTCCTGAAGATGATGATATGGTACTTGACCTGGAGTCTGAAGATGAAGTGGAGGAACTTGAACCTATTAAAGAAGAAGATATTATTGAAGAGGAATTTGAGATTGATGTCAAGGAACTTGAAGAAGAGTTTAAGTTTGAAGAAGAAGATTTCGTATTAGAAATAATAATAGAGGAGGATATTGATGAAGAAGTTGAAGAGATTACAGAGAAAATTTTGGATGAGCCAATACAGGAAGATGTTGAGGAAGTCTTAGAAGATGAGTTGGATAAAGAGATACCAGGAGATGACATCGTCAGAGAAGAAACAATTCAAGAGGAAGATGTCAAAGACGAGGTTATACAGGAAGTAGAAGAACTTACTGAAGAAGAGGTAGCTGTAGAAGTTGCTGAAGTAGAAGAAGTCATTGAAGACATTGTTATAGAAGAAGTTACTACTGAAGAAGTTATAGAAGTTATAGAACAAGTCAATGACATTGGTGTACAAAATTTAGAACAGGCTAGTGAAGAAGTACAAGAAGTTGTACAAGCTGTTGTTGAAGAAGCTATAGAAAATGTAGAAGATTTATCTGAAGAGCAAGTTGCAGTCGTAGCAGAAGTATTACAAGTAGAAGAAGATGATGTTGAGATTATTGCTGAAGCTGTAAAAGATGATGAGGTAGTAGCTGAAGCTGTAGAAGAATATGTAGAGAGAGCTGTAGAGAATGCAGATGTAGAGAACTACACACTTGCTGATGTTGTAACAGAGGTACAGTATGAAGCATTCTTAGAGAATCCTATAGAAACATTTGTAGATTTAGATTTTGAAGGTATAACAATAAATAACATTGGTAATGATATGACATCAGACCAAAGGGAAAAAGCACAAGAAGTTGTAGTGCCGGTTATTCTGACTAGAATAGCTAGTATGGCAGCTTTCGTATTTAGGAGACAGATATGATAAATAAACTGTGGAAATGGTTTGTTGAAGCAATTAAAGAAACATTAAACCTTAGTTGGACTTTGGTTGGTTTGATTATTGCAACGCTGACATTGACAGGGTCTGCACAGCAGGTGACAGGCGTAGCTACTGTAATTACATTAGCTGTATGGTTATTAACAATAGGATTTAGGAAAGGAGAATAACATGGCAAATGGAGAATGTTGTGGTGGTGGATGCTGTGGCACAAAGTAACTGCTACACTTATATAGATAAGAATGGAACACATATAAGCGTGTGCCACTGTAAGTATGGAGGTATAGGTGAAACTCACAGTTGTTAGAACACAATTCGGAACAGATGCAACCAATGGGTTGCTATTTATAGATGGGGTATTTGAGTGTTATACACTTGAAGACCAGTATCAAGCAGTAAAGGTTATGCATGAAACTTGCATACCTGAAGGAACATACGATATACAATTTAGAAAGACAGGTGGATTTCATGCAAAGTATTCTGAAAGATATAAGAACGCACACTATGGAATGTTACACATACAAGATGTACCTAACTTTACCTATATTCTTATACACACAGGAAATACTGATGAACATACATCAGGTTGTTTAATTGTTGGAGAAACTCAACAGGATTTAGAAATATCTAAAGATGGATTTATAGGCAGCAGTACAGTAGCTTACAAGAAAATGTACGCTAAAGTTGCAGCTCAATTACTTCAAGGTAAAAAAGTTACTATTGAATATACAACTATTAACAAGTTATTAGAAAAAGAAGTTGATAATAAAGCTAAAGAACACACAGTATTAGCTAATACAGTGTATGAAAAGCTTCAAGAAATTAATGGAAATGTATTGACTATCAAAGCCAAGCTCAATGGAAAGGTGATAATGTAATGTCAGATTTATTCGAAAAGAATAATAGAAGAAGAAACCAAGAGGGTAAGTTCAAGAAGGACTTATGGTGGACTCCTTGGAATGATGCATGGAGTTACAAAATGAGTGAAGACTTAAAAGACATGTTGGAAAGAACTGCATGGACCTTCATTGAAGCGTTCATTGGTGCATTAACAGTTGCCCCATTAGTTGGTGTAGAAGCTGAAACAATTCAGTTAGCTGCATTAGCAGGTGGTGGTGCTGCACTAGCAGTTGTAAAAACATACGCTAAAAAACAAATTAGCAAGTAGTTTAAATAGCAAAGCCGTGGGTGTTATCCTTTCTACCACGGCTCTTGCTTATCTAATTAAAAGGGTGCTTCACCCGGTTTAATATCATCTAATGATTTTGCTTTAGGTAATGTCATACCATTTGATACT